GATTTAGACTATGGTGGTATTGGTAATATTAATTTAAAAGACGATGGAACAAAATTTGCTACATTTGGAAACAACTCTGGAAATTTCAATATAGATTCTGCTATACAAGATAAAGATATATCATTCAGAGGTAATGATGGTGGTTCATCAGTTACAGCATTAACTTTAGATATGTCAGATAATGGGGCTGCAACATTTAGTGGTGGAATATCTATCACAAATGGTGCCTTAACATTGTCTAGCGGAGTTAGTAACTCAACAAGTATTGTAATTAAAAATTCAAGTGGTACTGTATTAAAAACTATGTATGGAACGACAAGTTAATTAGAGGATAAATAGAATTATGGCACAACCAACAACTAGAGAAACATTAAAAGACTATGCTTTAAGAGCACTAGGTCAACCTGTTATAGAAATTAACGTTGACAATGATCAACTAGAAGATAGACTAGATGAAGCTTTACAGTTCTATTCTCAATATCACTATGACGCTATTAGAAGAACATATTTAAAGTATCAATATACACAAGCAGATTATGACAGAGTTACTACTAATGCAAGTGAATCTATAACTAAAGAAGGAGTAACTACTTCTTGGAAAGAAAGTCAAAACTTTATAGTTGTTCCTGAAACTGTTATTGCAGTTACAAATATTTTTCCTTTTTCAAGTAAAGGTACTCTTAATTTATTTGATGTAAGATACCAAATGAGATTAAATGATCTATATGATTTTTCTTCAACATCGGTAGTTAACTATGATCTCGTAATGAGACAATTAGATTTTTTAGATCATATTTTAGTTGGTGAAAAACCTTTAAGATTTAACATAAACGATAACAGACTATACATTGACATGGACTGGAAAAACGATTTACAAGTTGGTGAATTTCTTGTAATAGACTGTTATAGAAAATTAGATCCAGCAACTCATACAGACGTATTCAATGACCAATGGTTAAAAAGATATGTAGTTGCTTTATTTAAAAAACAATGGGGAGCAAACCTATCTAAATTTAATGGTGTTACTATGATTGGTGGTGTCTCACTTAACGGACAACAATTATATTCAGAGGCAATCACAGACGTTGATAAACTAGAAACAGAAATTAGAAACGCATTTGAAATAGCCCCAGCATTTTTGATAGGTTAAACTTATGGTAATAATGAATCCATATTTTCAACACGGAGATGGCATCGGTAATTCTGCCGAGAAATACCTGTATGAAGATTTAATCATAGAAGGACTAAAAATATATGGTAACTTAATCTACTATATGCCAAGAGAAATGGTAAATAGAGATTTAGTTTTAGGTGAAGATGTAAGTAGTAATTTTAAAAACGCATTACCAATAGAAATGTATTTTGAAACTACTGAAGGATTTGCAGGTCAACAAGAGTTGATTAATAAATTTGGATTAGAAATAAGAGAAGATACAACACTTGTTGTTTCTAAAAGAAGATTCCATAACAAAATAGATACTAGGGTTGCATTGGGAACACCAGGCAGACCTAACGAAGGAGATATATTATTCTTTCCTTTGATGAACAGTTTTTTTGAAATTCAATTTGTAGAAGATCAGGAACCTTTCTTTCAATTAGGAAGTTTACCTGTTTATAAATTAAGAGTAACACGTTGGGAATATGCAAATGAATCAATTGATACAGGTTTAAAAGATATTGATAAGAGAGAAGGAGAAAATTCTGTTAATCTATTAGTAGACAGAATACCTTTAGAAGATGATCTAGGTTCATTAAGATTAGAGACAGATGATATTTCTTCAGGTAATGCTAACTTCTTATTAAACGAAGAATACAACGCAGCTACAACAACAGTACAGACTCAATCCGACTATGCACAGAATTTAGATTTAGATACGGCTGCCGGATTTGATACTGAATCAGTAACAGACGATGTACTAGATTTCACAGAAAGAAATCCATTTGGAGAGGTAGACATTTAATGGAAAGAGATAGACATAGACAATTGCGTGAACACGCTAATAAAGTTCAAAGAGAAAAAAAAGAAATGGAACTATCAAGAGTTTTAAAAAAAGAAGTAGTTTCTGGTGCTAATGGCACACAAGACTATATAATTAAAGAAGGACCTAATAAAGGTAAAATAGCAGATAAAGGACAATAATGTTTGGAACACCGTTTTATAACGAAGGATTAAGAAAGATCATTATCTCTTTTGGACAATTGTTTAACAACATTGTTATAGAGAATAAGAGTAGTGACGGTGCTATATTGAAAAGAATAAAAGTACCTTTAGCATATGCACCTAAAGAAAAGTTTTTAGTTCGTTTAGATGAACAAGCAAATTTAGAAGATAGATCAATGGCAATTACGTTGCCTAGAATAGGTTTTGAAATATCAGGATTACAATATGATCCTGCAAGAAAATTGACAAGAGTACAAAAATTTATGAAGCCTCAAGTTGATTTAAGTAGAGCAGAGTCGAGTGCTTTACTAGATAAAGTATTTTTAGAAGATGACACTGGTTCTGTTTTACTTGAACAAACAAACAAGATTACAGGTAACGCAGAATATGTATTGAACGAAACAGCAAATCCAGCAAGTAAGTCAACTAAAAAAAATAGTTATAACTATGTTCCTGTTCCGTACAATATTAGTTTAAACGTTTATGCCTTTACAGCAACTGCTGAAAATGGTTTACAAATTATAGAACAAATACTACCTTTCTTTCAACCTGATTATACAGTTACAGTAAATGTACTACCACAATTAGGTATTAAAAGAGACGTACCAATAATTCTTAACTCTATTAACTATGAAGACAGTTATTCAGGTGACTTTACTTCACGTAGAGCGGTTATATACACAATGAATTTTACTGCTAAAACATACTTGTTTGGTCCTACGACTAGTCAAGGTGTTATTAAAACAGTACAAGCAGATTTATATACAGACAGTGATCCAGCAACTGCTAAGAGAGAAGAAAGAATAGTAATTCAACCAAATCCATTATCGGCTGACGCTAATGATGATTTTGGATTTACAACAACAATAACAAATTTTACAGATGGAAAAAAATATAACCCAGCAACTGATAGTGATGAATAATTATGACAAAATTAGAAGACAAGGTTAACGACATATTAGGAATTGAATCATCTTCTACAGAAATTGTAGAGAAGAAAGAATTTACACCAGTTGTACCTAGAGTTGAAGATAAAAATAAAGAAGATATAGATAACGACTACAAATACAGTAGAGAAAGTTATTTTAATTTAATAGAAAAAGGTCAAGAAGCTATTCAAGGCATATTAGATATCGCAGCTGAGGGTCAACACCCTAGAGCATACGAAGTTGTAGGTCAATTAATAGGTCAAGTAGGTGCAACAGTTGATAAACTACAAGACTTACAAAAGAAACTTAAAGACCTTAAAGAGGTACCTAAAAGTGCCACGTCTAATATTAAAAATGCATTGTTTGTAGGTTCAACTGCTGAATTACAAAAGATGTTAAAAGGAGATCATGTTGAAACTGTTGAAAGCAAAAACATCACACCCGAAAAAGATAGTACTAAAGATAAGTGATTTAACTTATCTTAAATCTCACGGCGTACCATTAAAAGAATTATTAGAGGGTCAAGAATTAATTGATCCTATACAAGTTAATAAGCATAAAATAAGTCCAGTTACTAGATACGGAGTTAACGGAAACATATATATGGAAAAGGAGTGGAGTGTACATAAAGGCAATCAAAGAGTGAAAGCTGCAATACAATTAGGTTACACACACATAGAGGCAATAGTAATAAATGAGTGACGCATATTTAGGAAACCCAAATTTAAAAAAGATTAACACACCTGTTGATTTTTCTAGAGATCAGATAGTAGAATACCAAAAGTGTGCCGGTAATCCTGTATACTTTATGGAAAAATATATACAGATCGTATCACTTGATGAGGGTCTAGTACCATTTAAGATGTATCCTTTTCAGAGAGATATTGTAAAGACCATACACGATAATAGATTTACTATATGTAAACTACCAAGACAATCAGGAAAATCTACAACAACTATTTCTTATCTATTGCATTATGCATTATTTAATCCAAACTCTAACATAGCCATACTTGCAAACAAAAGTTCTACTGCTAGAGATATATTAGGTAGACTGCAACTTGCATACGAGAACTTACCAAAATGGTTACAACAAGGTGTAATAAACTGGAACAAAGGTAATATAGAATTAGAAAATAAATCTACCATTGTTGCAGCCGCTACTTCTTCAAGTGCTATTCGGGGTGGTTCATTTAATATTATCTTTCTTGATGAGTTTGCTTTCGTACCTACTAACATTGCCGAAATGTTTTTTAGTTCAGTTTATCCTACAATTTCTGCTGGTACAAAAACTAAAATGATTATAGTATCCACACCTTATGGTATGAACATGTACTATAAGATTTGGACAGACGCAATTAATAAAAAAAATGATTACATTCCTATTGAAGTACATTGGAGTGAAGTACCAGGTCGTGATGATAAATGGAAAGAACAAACAATACGTAACACAAGTGAGGAACAATTTCAACAAGAGTTTGAGTGTGAGTTTTTAGGTTCTGTAAATACATTAATATCGGCATCAAAAATTAAATCAACACCTTACATAACACCTTTAAAGTCGGCTCAAGGTGTGGATATATTTGAAGAACCTATTAAAGGACATACTTATCTTGCTACAGTAGATGTTTCAAGAGGAGTTGATAAAGACTTTTCCGCCTTTATTGTATTTGATGTTACAAGTATGCCTTATAAGATTGTATGTAAATATAAGAGTAACGAAATTAAACCTTTTGTTTTTCCTAATATAATATCTAAAGTATGTAAAGGATATAATGAAGCACATATACTAACAGAGGTTAATGACATAGGTCAACAAGTTGCAGAAGCTTTGCAATACGAAATTGAATATGGTAACATATTGATGACTACTCAAAAAGGTCGTGCTGGACAAATATTAGGTGCGATGTATAGTGGTAGAGGATCATCTTTAGGTGTTCGTATGACCAAGGCAACCAAAAGAATAGGTTGTTCCAATATTAAGACATTAATAGAGGGTGACAAAGTTGTCATTAATGATTTCAATATTATTCAGGAGATGTCTACTTTTACTAAAAGAGGTCAAAGTTGGCAGGCAGAGGACGGTTCACATGACGATTTAATGATGTGTCTAGTCATATTTGGTTGGTTATCTAATCAACCTTATTTCAAAGAATTGACTAATACCAACGCTAGAGAACGTATGTATGAAGAACAAAAGAACTTAATTGAACAGGATATGGCACCATTTGGCTTTGTTGATAATGGTGTTGATGATCCTGAAAATGACGCAGAAACCGTAGATGAATATGGAACTAGATGGTTTCCTGTGTCCAGAAAAGGTCAGTAAATACGTAAGTTAACATCTTTATAAATAGATGTAACTGATAAGTTTAAATATGGGCGTATTAATAATACGAGTTGTGAAATATAATATTAATAAATTAGCTAATTAAGAGGAGAATAACCTATGGCATTTCAAGTATCACCAGGCGTTCTCGTTCAGGAAAAAGATTTAACAAGAATCATTCCTGCTGTATCAACATCTATAGGCGCATTTGCTGGCGAGTTCAGAAAAGGTCCTTTAGATCAAGTTACATCAATCTCTAGTGAGCAAGAGTTAGTACAAGTTTTTGGTAAACCAGATAATTCAAATTTTGAGGATTTCTTTACACCAGCAAACTTCTTACAATACTCTAACGCTTTAAGAGTTGTACGAGCACAAAACACAGGTGTTTCAAACGCTACCGTATCAGGTAGTTTGTTTGTAATAAAGAACACACAAGACTATCAAGACAATTGGTCAACAGGAGCGGCTACAGTTGGAGAATGGGCAGGCAGAACTGCAGGAGCATGGGGTAATACCTTAAAAGTTTCTGTATGTCACAGCGCAGTCGGTTTCCAAGAAGACGCAAAGACAACATTAGATGACGCTGCTATGGCAGTTGGTCATACAACAGTAACAGTAACATCTGGAACAGGTATTGCAGTTGGAGATATTTTAGAATTTTCAAAAACAGCAGCTGGAACAGATTACGATGGTTACAAATACAGAGTAACAGTAGTTAACTCTAACGATATAACTTTCGTTAGATCAGACACAGGTCAAGGTGGTTTACACCAAGTACCTGCTAACGGTGCAAACGTTAAAAGACTTTGGGAATATTTTGATGCAGTATCAAGTGCTCCTGGAACATCTCCTCACGCAACAGCGAGATTAGGTGTTAATGACGAAATGCATGTTGTAGTAATAGACGAAGATGGTCTTATTACAGGAACTCGTGGCGAAGTGTTAGAAGTATTTGATAAAGTTTCAAAAGCTTCAGACGCTAAAACTCCACAAGGTGATACTAATTACTATGCAGATGTAATTTACAATAAATCAAATTACATTTATTGGACAGATCACCACGCTTCAGGAACAAATCATGGTTCAGCGGCTGCAGGCATAACGTTTACAGCAGTTGATTCTATTAAAACTGATTCATTACAAGCAGGTGCTGACGGTACAACGGCAACTACAGGACAGAAAAAAACAGCATACGAAATGTTTGAAGATTCTGAAACAGTAGATGTTGGCCTAATCATGGGTGGTAAATGTGACGCTACACACGTAGACGACTTAATATCATTAGCAGAAAAAAGAAAAGACGCTATCGCATTCGTATCTCCTCAGAGAACAGATGTAGCTGGTGTTGCTTCTTCTATTACGCCAACACAAAATGTTTTATCATTTTGCAATGGTATTAGATCATCATCATACGTGATGATAGACAGTGGTTACAAATATATGTACGACAGATATAATGACGTATATAGATATGTTCCATTAAATGGAGAC